ATCATCAAAAAATTTAGGCAATAAAAAACCCCCGATTTCTCGGGGGCACACTACTAGGAAAACTTTTAGTCTTCGTCAACACTCCAATAGGTCATTTCTCCACCATCTGCCCGAGCTTCAATTTCTTCATCAGATAAATTACAAGCTTTTTCTTGGGCTTCTTTTGCACTGCTTGCTTCGATCTCAATCCGATATTCCCGGCTAAAGTTTGCGTAATATTTCATTTCACATCCCCCATAGAATCAGCCCACTCCTGACCTTGCATATGCACGACATAATCATATGACCCCTTGGTACCCGCCTGTACATCATCACGACTCGGAATAACATTCCCATAATAATCTTGGGTACGATGACGACCTAACATACAGTAACCGCTGCGAATGGCATCCATCATGGTTCGACCATACGACCCCTGGAATTTCCACGCCGTACCTTCGTTGATTGCTCGCTGTACAGCCTCGTAATACTCGTACTCGGTTTCTGCACCATCTTCGATTAGTTCAATGTCTTGTAAGTTCATGATTAAGCCTCCGCAAAAGAATTACAAAAATCCATAAATTCAGAATAAGACCCCGCAAAGATTGAATGACGCTCGGGGTAAGTTTTGATTACTTCTACTTCTTCTTCGTACACATGGTATTCATACTCTTGCCACGCATCTTTGACCGATGTCGGATAGAGGTAAATGTTATATGCGCCTGTTTTTAACTTGGCAACGATTGACGCACTCAAACATTCCATTCCATTGCTTAGAGTAGTGTTGAGTATCGCTGCAAGTTCTTTCCCGTGACCCTCGGGGTATCCATCGTACTGACGATACAAACACATGATCTTTTCGCTGTTTATGTAAGTAAATGTTAATGATCTTGTTCCCATGATTAATAATCTCCGTGTTCATCCCATTGACTGCGGGGGGCTAGTTCTTGACCAAATGCGTTATATTCCCGACCACAGTTATCACAAGAAGTATCTGCCAGGTAACTAACCACAAAGCACCCACAGGTACATTTAAATTCCCTGCCATAAACTCTCCCGCTTTCATTCTGTAATTCAGTAATTGCTTTCATAACTTTCTCCTAGTAAATGGCAAAGCGCCATGGTTAGAGTGTATTACATTGTCATACAAATAATATAGGGATAAACCCTAATAGGGGGCAAAGCCCCCCGCCCTACCTCTGCACTTTGAAAGTCACCCGCAAAGCATCGGCAAATCTTAGTTTGCTTTCTTCGGATAGTTCAATCCATTTCGGATCGTCTTCGAATATTTCGTTGGCTATTTCTAATGCTCTCTCTAATTGCTCTAACTTTTTCTTGAATGTGTCCAAGGTATCTCTCCATTAATTACGGGTTGCGTTATTGCTCCCCTACACACAAGACGGATCACAAATAAAAAAGTCAGGCCACCCCCTCGACGATTTTGCCCAGCCGATTTTTGACCCCCCTACACCCCATTTTGTCAGCCTGGGACTCCTAGTCATCCTATACACTGTGTTTTGCACAAAAGATCTGCAATTTTTTACGAGACCCCCCACCCCCCTAAGGGTTTTCCCTAGATTTGTTTCGTATTCTGTACAAAAACACCCCCCTTCGACTTCTAAATTAAACACCCCGGGGGGTATATATAAAAATTTTTTAGACTTTGTTGCACTGCAGCAAAAACCAAGATAAAATAGAAGTTCCAACAACTAAGGAGCGATCATGGAATTTTTTAAAAACTACCTAGCAATTGTCGAAAAACAGTATGAGTACAGCAAAAGCCTTTTCGAGAATATGCAAAAAGATGTAGAAAAATCAATTGATTACGGTTTTCAACAACTAAAATCGTTGGTCAAGTAATACCAGGGGGCCTCGCGCCCCCAACACCCTCTAAAAATGCAGTAAACTAATCTCGGAAGGCCGGCTGGGCTAGAAGCTCACACCAGTCTTTTTTGGATAGATCCTGAAATAATTAGCTGTCTACAGTCTCACGACGCCTTCCACCACTTACTTCTTGGGGGGCTTGGCATGAGCGAAAAAACGTTTGTAATCAGGAAAGTCGATATTCGCAACAGCGCACATGTGAATGTGATCAACTACTTGCAAAAAGAAATCCTGCCTAGTGATAACTTATACAAACCCAATCATGGCCATTGGTGGATTGCTTATACAAAATATGGAAAACCGATAGCGTTTGCTGGCTTAGTGCGCTCAATGGTCTGGACCGATACAGGATACTTATGTAGAGCAGGAGTCTTAGATGATTTCACAGGACATGGGCTACAGAAAAGATTAATCCTCGCGCGAGTCAAACAAGCTAAAAAACTAGGATGGAACTGGGTGATTACGGATACAACCGACAACCCAGCTAGCGCAAACTCATTAATCAATGCTGGGTTCAAAATCTATACACCAGGCAACCCTTGGTCTTACAAACATGCTATCTATTGGAAATACAAAATCCATCACGAGGCTAGACCTAAAAAAGCAAAGAAAAGTGCGTACGCGTACGCGTAGTACAACACAATACAAAATAGTTATATAATCGCAGCAACAGCTACAAACGGCTAAAGGTAAAACGCGATGACAATGATGGTTATTCCTACAGACAAGGATGTGCCTCTAATTCAGGATGTACAAGGGACTCCGGCAGAAATTGCTGCCCGTGCAGATGCTTTCTTTAAAAGCGCAGAAGTGATCCGCGAAGCGGGTGGAGATGTAGAGCCTGACGAAAACGCGCGAGAAGAAGCACGTCAAATTTTTAGTGGTAGCGAGCTAGCGCCACAAGTTCCCAGTTCATCAGCTGTTGCTAGACAACTAAAAGCCCTCATCACCGAGTATGACCACCAGGTCATCGACTCAAACATTCAAGCACGAAACTATATCGTCAACCGGCTCCTGGAGATTTCAGACCCTGCGAGTGATACAAAACCGATGGAGCAGCTGCGGGCCTTGGAGCTCATGGGCAAGGTTAGTGAAATTGGGCTGTTTACAGAGCGCCTCGAGGTAAATATCAACAACAAGAGTACCGAGGAGCTTGAGAAAGAACTTGTTGCCACCCTTAGTAAATATATGAACGTGGTAGAAGTGGTAGAGAGTAAAGAAAGTACCAGTCTAGGCATCGACTTAGATGAGGAGTTAGGCAGAAAACCAAAACTAGAGGAGAAAGAAGATGACGATAACGATGACTAAGCGGGACTATTTGAACGAATTTGCAGAAGGTGCGATGGTGCTTGAGCCAGGACGGTTTGATGAGGCGGTTGTAGGCATAGTTCAGCGGATAGATCGGGACCCGGTGGTGTGTTACAGCGTGTCAAAAATTATTGAAATCCTAATGGAAGACGGGATGGACGAGGAAGAAGCCTACGAATACTACGAATACAACATTCTAGGGGCTTATATGGGCGAGACAACCCCAATGTTTTTGGACCCCATACCCATTTAATGACCCCAAAAACAAAACTTTCTGACTTTACGGTAGCTGAAATTGAAACAGCCATTAAAAACGCGCCCCCAACGGCTAAATTACACATAGCTGCTTTAAAAAACGAGCTTGCGCTTCGGGAAAAACGGCAAGAATTATCACTAGATTTTATGAAATTCGTGGAAGAAGTATGGCCAGGCTTCATTCATGGGCGGCATCACGAAAAAATGGCACGAGCCTTTGAAAGGGTAGCAAATGGAGATATTAAGCGTCTTATTATTAACATGCCTCCTCGTCATACTAAATCTGAATTTGCTTCTTACCTGCTACCTGCGTGGTTCTTGGGACGATTTCCTCATAAAAAGGTTATCCAGACATCCCACACTGCTGAATTGGCTGTTGGGTTTGGACGAAAAGTCAGAAACTTGGTGGATTCCGAGACCTATAAACGATTATTTCCGCAAGTTGAACTACAGTCTGACTCTAAAGCTGCTGGGCGGTGGAACACTAACCATGGCGGAGACTATTTTGCTATCGGTGTTGGCGGTGCAGTCACGGGTAAAGGCGCTGACATCCTCATTATCGACGATCCTCACTCAGAACAAGAAGCAACCATAGCCGAAACGAACCCAGAAGTCTACGATAAGACCTACGAATGGTATACATCCGGTCCTAGACAGCGTTTACAGCCAGGTGGTGCCATTGTGATTGTGATGACGCGGTGGTCAAAGAAGGATTTAACGGGTCAGGTAGTCAAAGCGGCGGCACAGCGACAGGGTGAAGACTGGGAAGTCATTGATTTTCCTGCGATTTTACCCTCGGGAGACCCCCTGTGGCCGGAGTTTTGGAAACTTGAAGAATTAACAGCGCTACGGCAGGAGTTACCCAACGCCAAATGGCAGGCGCAGTACATGCAGCAGCCCACAAGCGACGTCTCGGCGATCATAAAACGTGAATGGTGGCAGTGGTGGGAGAACGATAGCCCTCCGTTCTGTGACTTCTTGATTCAATCGTGGGATACGGCGTTCTTAAAGACAGAACGAAGCGACTACAGTGCGTGTACGACGTGGGGAGTCTTTTATTGGCCCGATACAAACGGGCGGGACCAGGTAAACATCATCGCTTTGAATGCGTTTAAGAAAAGGATGGAGTTTCCGGAACTAAAACAACGCGCAATGCAAGAATATCAAGAATGGGAGCCAGATAGCCTGATTGTGGAGGCAAAAGCAGCGGGTTCTCCGTTAATATTTGAGCTTAGAGCCACAGGAATACCGGTGCAGGAATATACACCATCAAAAGGCAATGATAAGATAGCGAGATTGAACGCTGTCGCAGATATTTTTGCAAGTGGTAGAGTGTGGGTACCGAGAACGCACTGGGCGGAGGAGTTAGTCGAGGAAGTAGCCTCGTTCCCGTCTGGAGAGCATGATGACTTGGTGGACTCAATGACTCAGGCACTGCTACGGTTTAGAAGAGGCGGATTTATTCGGTTAGAGTCTGATGAAGAAGACGAACCAAGAGAGTTTAGACGCAAAGTTGCGTATTACTAAGGAAATATTATGGCAATAGAAAAAGCGCTATACCAGCTCCCACAAGGAATCGAAGCCTTGGCGGCAGAAGAACCGGAAATTGAAATTGAAATTGAGGATCCTGAGTCGGTAAAAATTGGCGTTGATGGGTTAGAGATTGAGATTGAGCCCACTAGAGAAACAGACGAAGAGTTTGATGCCAACCTTGCGGAGCAAATGAGCGAGGGCGAGTTAACTAGTTTAGCCGGCGAATTAATTGGAGATTTTGATTCAGATATTGGCAGTAGAAAAGACTGGATCCAAACGTATGTTGATGGCTTAGAGTTACTGGGCCTAAAGATTGAAGAGCGAGCAGAACCTTGGGAAGGTGCGTGTGGTGTATATCATCCGATCCTATCTGAAGCGCTAGTCAAGTTCCAGTCTGAGACCATGATGTCTACATTCCCCGCAGCGGGACCCGTTAAGACACAGATTATTGGTAAAGAAACCACCGAGAAAAAAGAAGCGGCAGAGCGTGTCAAAGATGACATGAACTACCAGTTAACAGACGTGATGCAGGAGTACAGACCTGAGCACGAGAGAATGTTATGGGGTTTGGGCCTTGCAGGTAACGCGTTTAAAAAGATTTACATTGACCCGGCACTAGACCGTCAGGTTGCCATGTTTGTTCCCGCAGAAGATATTGTGGTGCCCTATGGCGCCTCTAGTTTAGAGACTGCAGAACGTATTACCCACGTAATGCGCAAGACTGAGAATGAGTTAAAGCGACTACAACATGCTGGCTTCTATCGCGATGTAGACTTAGGTGAACCAAACAACGTCCTTGACGAAGTAGAGAAGAAGATTGCAGAGAAGTTAGGCTTTAAAGCATCAACCGATGATCGCTACAAGATTCTTGAGATGCACGTCGATATAGATCTTCTTGGCTATGAGCACAAAGATAAAGACGGAAAAGAAACCGGTATTGCACTGCCATACGTAGTAACCATTGAAAAAGGCAGCAACACAATTTTAGCAATTCGTCGCAATTGGGAGCCAGATGATGAAACACACCAGAAGAGACAGCACTTTGTCCACTACGGCTACATTCCTGGTTTCGGCTTCTATTGTTTTGGTCTCATTCACCTTATTGGGGCTTTTGCTAAGTCTGGTACCTCTATGCTTAGACAGCTTGTCGACGCTGGAACCCTCTCAAACTTGCCGGGCGGCTTTAAGACCCGTGGCCTGCGAATAAGGGGTGACGATACTCCAATCGCTCCAGGAGAATTTAGAGACGTAGACGTTCCGTCTGGAACCATGCGGGATAACATCCTGCCATTGCCTTATAAAGAACCATCAGTAGTTTTGGCGCAATTGCTTGATAAAGTAATTCAAGAAGGCCGTGCGTTTGCTTCCGTAAGCGATATGAAGGTTTCTGACATGAGCGCGAATGCGCCTGTTGGTACAACTCTGGCAATTCTGGAAAGAACCCTAAAGGTAATGAGTGCGGTTCAAGCACGTATCCATTACTCAATGAAACGGGAGTTTAAACTCCTAAAGAAAATCATTGCAGATTACACCCCAGAAGAATATAGCTATGTACCAGTTGAAGGCTCGCCTCGCGCGAAGAGGTCGGACTATGACAATGTTGAGGTTATACCGGTCTCAGACCCTAATGCAGCAACGATGGCGCAGAAGATTGTTCAGTACCAAGCAGTTCTCCAATTGGCGCAACAATCCCCACAAATCTACAACATGCCACTCTTACATCGTCAGATGCTTGAGGTGCTTGGAATTAGAAACGCGGCAAAGCTGGTGCCTATGGAAGACGATGAGAAGCCTACGGATCCAGTCACCGAGAATATGAATGTCTTGCGTGGTAAGCCAGTAAAAGCCTTTATGTATCAGGACCACCAAGCGCATATTCAAGTACATACTACCGCGATGCAAAATCCTAAGATCCAACAGATTTTAGGCATGAACCCACAGATCGCTCAGGCGATGCAGGCGGCGATGACTGCCCACATTAATGAGCACGTAGGCATGGAGTATCGCAAACAGATTGAGGCAACCCTTGGAGTTAGTATCCCTGTTATCGACGAAGAAGATAACGAGCAGGTATTACCTAAGAGTGTGGAAGTTGAATTATCTCGCCTCATGGCCCAGGCTAGCACCAAACTGCTTGGCCAGGCACAGCAAGAAGCTCAAGCACAGATGGCGCAGCAGCAGGCGCAGGACCCACTCATCCAGATGCAGATGCAAGAGCTTCAGATTAAGCAAGCAGAGCAGCAACGTAAAGCAACAAAAGATCAAGTCGACGCAATACTCAAGGCACAACAAATTGCCGTTGATCAAGAGCGTGTGGCCACACAAGCCAAAAATGATGCAGATCGAAACAAGTTTGACGCCTTAAAGACCGCAGCACAAATGCGGGATGAAAAGGAGAAGATGTTTATCCAAGAAGCTTTTGGAGCACTAAGGCCTGAAAAGGAAAAGAAACCTAAGAAAGGTGATTAATGGATGTATTTGACGCTCTAGTACAAGAACTAGATAAAGAACTCGTACAAAAACGGGATTGGGTAGCAAACGGACAAGCCAAAGACTTTGCCGACTACCAAAGGATGTGTGGTGAGATACACGGTCTGCTCATTGCGCGGCAAGAAGTATTAGACCTGAAACAAAAGACGGAGCACTCTGATGAGTAATCTAGATTTATCACAAGCAATAGATCTAACAGCAGTATTGAACAAAGAAGCAGAAGAAAAAGCAAAGCAGTTACCAAAACCACAAGGTTATAGAATTCTTTGTGCTATTCCAGAAGTGGAAAAAGAATTTGATAGCGGACTGGCAAAAGCGGATGAAACCCTTCGTTACGACGAATTGTTAACCACCGTATTGTTTGTCGTGGATTTAGGTCCTGATTGCTACAAAGACCCAGCCCGTTTTCCCAATGGTGCCTGGTGTAAAAAAGGCGATTTTGTCTTAGTACGACCAAACGCAGGTACACGCCTTGTTATCCACGGTCGTGAATTTCGTATTATCAATGACGATTCTGTTGAGGCGGTTGTTGACGATCCTCGTGGAATTAGTCGTAAGTTTATTTAAAGGAGCTAACAAAAATGGCTGAAATGGAAAAAGTAGAATTTGAGTTTCCAGACGAAGCAGAGGCAAAAGGCAAGGAAGAAGCACCCCCTGCCGAAGAGCTGGAAGCTAAAAACACCCCCGAAGTAGAGATTGAAATCGAGGACGATACCCCACCGGAAGACCGGGGTCGCAAGCCTTTACCCAAAGAACTGGTTGAAAAGCTCGAAGTTGATGAGTTAGACAAGTACAGTTTGGAGGCTAAAGAAAAGCTCGTGCAGATGAAAAAAGTCTGGCATGACGAGCGTCGCCGTGCTGATTCCTCAGATAGAGAGCGCCAAGCGGCTATTGATGCTGCCCAACGTTTGATGGAGGAAAACAAGCGGATTAAAGATTTACTCTCCAACGGAGAAAAAGAGTACATAGCTGCTATGAAAACAGCGGCTGATTTACAGCTAGAAATGGCCAAAAAAGCCTACAAAGAGGCTTATGAAGGTGGTGATAGCGAAGGCATGATGAATGCCCAGCAGTCTATTACTAATGCCACCCTGCAGTTAGATCGGGTAAAGAATTTTAAAATGCCCGCTTTACAGGAGGAAAGAAATGAGGTACAAATCCCTCAACAGGCTGAAAAAGCTCCAGAACCCGACAGAAAGGCAACGGAGTGGCAAGAAAACAACCTTTGGTTTGGTCAAGACGAAGAAATGACTGCAACCGCGCTTGGTTTACATGAAAAACTTAAGCGAAATGGTGTTACTATCGGTTCTGACGAGTATTACAAACGTATTGACGAAACAATGCGTAAACGATTCCCAGAGCAATTTGAGGAACCGGAGGTTGAAAAACCGGCAGCCGAACCTGTCCGGAAATCGAGTAACGTAGTCGCACCTGCAACGCGCAGCACATCCCCCAAACGGATACGGCTGACAAATACACAAGTTGCATTGGCGAAGAAGTTAGGATTAACCCCGGAGCAATATGCTCTTGAAATCAAAAAACTGGAGGCCCTAAATGGCTGAAAAAAGAATTGACCGCGAAGTAGAAACCCGAGCAACCTTAGAGCGTCCCAAGCAGTGGGCGCCCGCGGAGTTGTTACCAGAGCCAGACAAACAGGCTGGGTACGCTTATCGTTGGATTCGTGTTGCATCTTTAAATAGTCCTGACCCACGTAACCTATCTGCCAAACTCAGAGAAGGTTGGGAACCCGTGCTAATGGAAGAGCAACCTGCATTACGACTGCTAGCTGACCCCAATAGTCGTTATAAAGACAATATTGAGATTGGCGGTTTGTTGCTTTGCAAGACCCCACTTGAGTTTGTTGATCAGCGTAACAAATACTACTCTGACCAAGCAGATGCTCAAATGAAGGCTGTAGAGAACACTCTTATGCGCCAAAATGATCCTCGGATGCCCCTCTTCAATGAAGGGAAGGTTACTGTGGGTTCTTTTGGAAAAGGTTCTTAACTTATTAATTAGGAGTATCAAATGGCTTATCCAACCGTTTCCGCTCCCTATGGCTTACAACCAATCAACAGCGTAGATGGCAAACCCTATGCTGGTGCAACTCGTTTAATACCAATCGCTAGTACTTATAACACTGCGATTTTTAACGGGGATATTGTGCGTGTAGCTGCAGGTGGCACTATTCAAAAATCGACCGTAACTGTTGACTCTACTACAGCAGCCGCAAATAACACCTATGGTGTGTTTATGGGTGTTCAGTATGTTAATGCTCAAGGTCAAACTGTTCAGGCTCAATACTACCCAGGTAATGCCGCTGCTTCTAGCGCATTTGCTTATGTAGTTGACGATCCTATGGCAGCATTTAAAGTAGCGGTAACTTTCAGTGGCAATGCTACTGTGACTACTGTTAACCAAAGCATTGTTGGTACTAACATGTCTGTACGTCAAGGTACTGGCTCTACTACCACTGGTGATTCCGCTGTTTCTGTTTATGCAACCAATGCAGAAGGCAATGCAGCAGCCCTTCCAGTTCGTGTAGTTGAAGTAGTTCCAGAAACCGCTACTGGCACAAACGCCTTCACTGAAGTAGTAGTGAAGCTCAACAACCCACAAATCCTCCGTGCAGCCGCACTGGATTACACAGCTTAAGGAGCTTAGAAAATGGCTATTTCTCGTGCCCAACTACTCAAAGAGCTCCTCCCAGGCTTGAACGCATTGTTCGGTTTGGAGTACGCTCGCTACGGTGAAGAACATAAAGAGATCTATGAAACTGAGACCTCTGAGCGTTCTTTTGAAGAAGAGACCAAGCTGTCTGGCTTCTCAGCTGCACCAGTCAAAAACGAAGGTTCTGCCATCGCTTATGACAATGCACAAGAGGCATTTACAGCTCGCTATACCCACGTAACGATTGCTCAAGGTTTCTCCCTAACGGAAGAGGCAATTGAGGACAACTTGTATGACAGCCTATCTGGTCGTTATACCAAGGCGTTAGCTCGTTCCATGGCTTATACCAAGCAAGTTCGTGCTGCTGCTGTATTAAATACTGGCTTTACCGCTGCTACTGGTGGTGATGGTCAGCCTTTATTCAGTGCAAGCCACCCCTTGGTTTCTGGCGGTACTAACAGCAACATCCCAACAACCCCTGCTGACCTTAACGAGACTTCATTAGAAGCCGCTGTTATTCAAATCAGCTTGTGGACTGATGAGCGTGGACTGTTAATTGCTTCCAAACCACGTAAGTTGATCGTGCCACCTGCACTACAGTTCGTTGCAACTCGTTTGCTAGAAACCGAACTCCGTGTTGGTACTAACGACAACGACATCAATGCAATTAAGAACAATGGTTCGATTCCAGAGGGTTACACCATTAACCACTATCTGACCGACACCAAT